TATTGGGGAGCGACGGTGCCTAATTCATCCTTTGCCTTTCCGATCGGGCAGGCAATCTCGCGAGCGACCTACGCCTCGTTGTTCGCGATCATGGGGACTACCTATGGCAGCGGCGACGGCTCCACCACGTTCAATCTGCCGGACAAAACGGGGCGCGTCTCAGCCATGAAGGAAGCGGCAGCAACGCGCCTAACGTCCTCCTTTTTCGGAGGCAATTCAACTCTGATGGGCGCGGTCGGCGGCGCTGAGAGTCACACACTGACGATCGCGGAAATGCCGACGCATCAGCACAGTGTGTTTTTGAAGGATCCTGCCCACGCGCATCCTAATTCGTCTTTCGGAGGTACCGGCACTCAGTTCGGCACGGCTGGTGGTGGCTTTCAGAATGCCGTTCCCACGCAACTTGCCTCGACGGGTATCACTATCGGTTCGACGAGCGGAACTGCGAACGACAATCAGACTGCTTTGGCAGGTAGCGGTGCAGCTCATGCGATAGTACAGCCAACGATCATTTGCAATTACATTCTCAGGATCATTTAATCCCTGATGTAACGTAGCAAACGGTGTCGTTCCACTGCGGTTGCCAATAGACATCGATGATCTGAAACCCGTTGTCAGCAATAATGTTTTTCAAATCCACAAAGGTCGGGTGGAAAATATGACGATCTTTGAATCTCTTGAAGCCGATCGCCGTTACGATTGGTCGGGCGATCTCCTTTAGCTTTCGCTCAAAGGTTCTTCGGCCCGCTTTTCCTCCATCAACATAGAGCCCAATAACCAGTTTGCCAGTAGGCCTAAGCACGCGTCGTGCCTCTAGTAATGTGAGGTCTGGGCTATGCACATGATCGAGCATGGATCGCATATGGACCCAATCGAAGCTTTGCGCCTTAAAGGGCAGGAATTCTGCGCAAGCCGCGATGAAGTTTAGATGGTCAGAAAGGCATGGATAAACAGCTTTCTTTGTGGGCGGAATGTGGTCACTGCACTCGATGAACGGATCAACGGAGACAAATTGTGTTCCTGGCGGGAGGAAATTTCGAACTGATCCAGCACCGCCGCCGACATCGAGCACGCGGCCAGACATCCGCACGCGATCGTAGACGGGCGAGATGCCGTCCGCTTCCTTTCTATAATCCTCTATCGTGCGACGCTCCCAATCTTCATAAGCGATCTGGCCTTGGCCCCAGAGCTGGAAGCCTTGGGTGTTCTTCATGAAGCGGCGCGCATCTACGGTGCCTCTTGTTACGCCGATATCATCAGGCGAGGCGGGGAGTTTTGTGATTGGATCGGCGAGGATGTCGATTACCCACTGTTCAAGCATTTGGCGGCATTGATCTATTGAGGACTCCCGGCGTTCTGATGCAGTAGAGCAATCAATAGCTGTATTATATCGAAGCTGCAACCTCTCGAGCTGACCAAAAATTCGGGCGATCATCGCGGCACGAGGTAGGGCCGATGGCTGAGCCCATATTCTTTCTATCCATTCTGACTTGAACAACCGACCACCCAATCCCGCCTCTCGGCAAATCCCTGGAATCCACACATGACAGACATCGCAGCCCTCAAGGCAGCGAACGCGCGCCGCTGGGCGAAAGCCAAATTGACCCGAAATTTTTCCGTCGCGGCCAGGCATCTCGTCTCGCCCGACGCTAAATCGCGTTATCAGGCCGTCGCTGCGAAAACAGAGGTGCCCTGGCCCGTCATCGCCGTCATCCACGAGCGGGAATGCTCGCAGGACTGGACGGGATCGCTCGCGCAAGGCGACCCGTGGGACCGGATTTCGGTTCACGTTCCTGCCGGCAGGGGCCCCTTCAAATCCTGGGAAGAGGCCGCCATCGACGCGCTGAACAACTGTGCGCCGTATGCCGGACGCAACAGGGATTGGACCATCGGCGCGCTGCTCACGAAGCTCGAGGAATACAACGGGCTCGGCTACGCCGCGCGCGGCGTGCCATCGCCCTACGTATGGTCCGGGACAGACCAATATCGATGCGGCAAATATGTGCGTGATGGGGTCTATGACCCGAATGCGGCCGACAGCCAACTCGGCTGCGCCGGCCTGCTGATGGCGATGATGGCGCTCGATCCGACCATCAACCTCTCGGGGGCCGCGTTGGCACCTGATGCTTCGAAAACGTCCATCACAAAACCTTCTCTCACAAAACCGGCCCATGGCTCCATCGGAGCGTGGGTCGCCGCAATCTTCTCCGCCATCTTCAAATCGAAGGGAAAATAGATGTTTCACGCGCTGTCGATCGGCATCCTCGTCCTTACTCTGCTTGCGGTTGGCTGGATCGCCTTCACCTTTACCCACGCCTGGATCGTTGAGACCGGCTCATTCTGGCAGCGCACATTGAAGGCAGGCCGGAACTCGGCAACCATCGTCTGGGCCAAGCTGGTCATCATGGCAGGCGGCCTTGTCGCCGTGCTGGACAAGATCGCCGATCTTGCCGGAGACCCGACCTTGACGGCGCAGATTCAACAATACGCCACGCCGCAGATGGTTGCTTACGTCACGATCGCGATCATGCTCGTCAACGTCTGGGCGCGCCTGCGAACCCTGGGCAAGTGACATGTGGCTCGTGCTCGCCAAATGGTTGGCAGGTTTTGTCACTGGCCCGGTATTCGACGATCTTCTCAAGGGTTATCAGGCGAAGCTTGCGGCCGGAAATACGTCGGAAAGCATCGCTGCCGAGCTTGCCGCCAAGGAGCTCGCGTTGCAACAGCGTGAGCTAGAGCTGCAGACGCAAGTCCGGATCGCCTCGATCGGGCATCCCTTTGAACCCGACAAGCTGATGGGCTACTGCGTGGCGATCTATCTCGCAAAGCTTCTGATCTGGGACAAGGTGCTGGGGCTCGGAACCACCGACGGCCTTGCCGGCTTCGCCTCGACCACGTCAAACCTCATCGTCGCATCCTACTTCGCCAAACGAGGGTTCGAGAATGTGGCGAGGATCATCAAGCGATGACCTGGGGATCATCAGGCGATGACCTCGGAATCGTCAAACGATGACCTCGTCCAAAGAGCAGGAAGGCGGCCACGTTATGACTGAAATGAGCCACGACGATATCCGCACCGTCGTGTTGGATACGCTCGCCGAACAGCAAAGAGTTCATCACAGCGATATCGACGCCGTGGTCGTTCGTGCGATCGCCACCATCCTGACCTCGTTCGGAATCGAGGAGGAGGATCGGCGCGAATTGCGCGCGGATTTCCAGCACCTCAGGCGATGGCGAAAAAGCGTCGAACAGGCCCAAAGCTATACCTTCAAGGCGGTGATCACGATCATTGTGGCCGGCTTCCTTGGGGCAATTTGGCTCGGCATCAAGGTGATGGTCGGCAAATGATTCACTTTTTCATCTTGCTTGCGCAGTTATTGATCTCATTCCCCGCGCAAGAGGATGCTTCCTGTTGGGCGGTGAAGAAAGCCGTCGGGCAATATGGCGTGGCGGCGGTTGAGGCTTGGGCGCGCTCGCATGGCTTTTCCGACAAAGAAATCGAGAAGGCGAGGCGATGTCTCAAGTAAGAGGAGCACAGGTAACCTTGCCGCGCTTCCCATCAGCGTGCTGTTCGCGATCAAATGCCTCGCACTATCGGATTCGCAAGGTCGATGGGCAGGACGAGGAAATTGCCGATATTCTGGCCGAGCTGCATCGCCTGACGTTCTTTGATGGCGCACAGATTCCATCATTCGAGTGGGGCCACTGGTGGCTTGCCTATTTCAAGGAGGCTCCGATTGCCTTTGCCGGCGCCGTGTCATCAACGCATGTCCGCAACGCCGGCTATATTTGTCGTGTCGGCGTGTTGCCCGGGCATTGCGGGCGCGGCCTTCAATTGCGCCTGATGCGCGCGATACAAGTGCTGGCGCAGCGCAGCGGCTGGATCTACCTGGTCTCGGATACGACCCGGAATATTGCCTCAGCGAACAATTTCATCCGCGCCGGTTATCGGCTGTATCAGCCGCAATACCCCTGGGCTTTCGCCGACACTCTTTATTGGCGGAAAACAATCCGGCCTGACCCATCCCATCATGGCACCCATTCAAAAAGGCTGTAACGCCTGTGGTCCTCCTGGCTCTAGTCTTTTGGGCAGAGCCATAAATGGTTGTATATGGTTCGTCCGCGAGCCAGCATATTCGCCCCGCAAAGGGACGGATCGCCAATCAAGGAAAGGGACCGATCGATCATGACCGCCAGACCCCGATTACCGGAACGGACGCCGAGAGAGAAGGGCGCTCCGACGGCCCTCGACGGTCTGCTGGTCATCGATTTCACCCGCGTCGTGGCTGGCCCGGCCTGCACGCAAACGCTGGCCGATTTCGGCGCTGAGGTTATCAAGATCGAGAATCCCGATGGTGGTGACGATACGCGGCACTACGAACATGCCGATCTTGCCGGTGAAAGCGCCGCCTACGTCAGTCTGAATCGCAACAAGCGCGGCATTGCGCTCGATCTGACCAAGCCTGAGGCTCGCGATGTCGCGCGCGAATTGATGGCGCGAGCCGACGTCGTGGTCGAAAATTTCTCCTCCGGCGTAATGAGGAAATATGGCCTCGACTACGCTTCGGTTGCGCCGGGCAATCCTCGGCTCGTCTATTGCTCCATCTCGGCCTATGGCCGGAAAGGACCCTTCGCATCGCGTCCGGGCTTCGACCCGATCACGCAAGCCGAAAGCGGATTCATGTCGCTGAACGGCTTTCCCGACGGGCCACCGGTTCGGACCGGACCCCCTGCCGTTGACATGCTGACGGGGATGTCGGCCTGCAACGCCATCCTGCTTGCGCTGCTTGCT